TTCTAAGGTCCCAGTTAGTGTTCCACCGGAGGCAACGATAGTCGCGCCAAAATCATGTGTCCATGTCTTCCAGATGTTGCGGTGGTAGAAGTAGCTAGTAAACTCTGACGCGCTAACACTTAGTTCACGCTCAACAACGTTGTAGTTACGGTTCCAGATAATTCCGCCCCATACGCACTCGCTATCGCGCACAACGTATAGTCCTGTTTTTCCTGGCATGGTGCTGTTGTAAAGATCCATAGACGCTGTCTCGGGGATAACTGGTATGTTTCCGCCAAAGCTGCCCGCGGCCTTAATAGACCTTTCAAAAGAAACACCTTTGAAAGGAATTTCTGCAAGTACCTGGTTAGTTAAAAGATCTGTAGTAAAGTACCTATACACAGCTGCGTCTGATGGATATAGTGCCATTGGTTATACCTCACTAAGTAGATTCGTCGTTGAATACATTGTATACTATCCAAGCCATGCAGAGCGGTAATATACAGTCAAAGACGCAGAGCTTGTCGCATCTCCGTCATCGTAAAAGCTAAATACGTTTGCGCCAGGAGCTAGCAACGTCCACTCTGCAAGAACATCGATAAGACTACGCTTCCCGACCGCGTCTCCATTGAGCGCAACCTCATGATCTCTTGTGTCAATTTCAAGAATATCGTTAGCGCCAAGAGCTCCGATGATGGTAATAGACTCGTTGGTTGTCTCGTTAAGAATAGTGGCAGGGCCAACGATAGGACCTGTAACCTCAAACACAACGGGAGAGTATGCGTTTCCTGTATTTGTAACCGTACCTGTGCCAGATCCTGGAGTTCCTGAGTCTTCTCCAGCAATCGTCACCGCACGATAGCCTAGTTCATGTCCTTCGTACCACTCATACTTAAGAGGATCAGGTGCACGAAGGCCGATAGAAAACTCTGTGCGTCCACGCGCGTTTACCGTTTGAATATCTGGTCGTCCAGACAGGCGAACAAACGAAGCCTTGGTAGGATTTTCATTTGTCTTTAGCCAAGCTCCTACGTACACAAGATCAGTTTCTTGAATAAGTTTATCTCTTGATACGGGAACTAACGACGGGTCAGGAGTAAGAAAGACTCCGTTAAGTGTAATTTGACGAGCTTGGTAGCGTCCGCGCACATCGTAGGATCCATCTCCCCAACCACGAGGAATATCATTTACCTCCGGCTCGGGATGAACCCACCAACCTTCAATGTCAGTGCATACCCAAACAACGCCGTTTTCATCTACAGTGTTAAGAATAAGGCTTCCGATAGAAACGTCAGCGTTGAGCTGCATTCCTGTGATTTTAGGGAAAGGTAGAGGAGTAAGCCCTAGGTTAACGTACTTGTTTTCAGTTGCCTGTGTCACGTCGTCAAAATACTCGCCTACGTACGTTGCAGCCTCAAACATGGTCGCGTCAACGTAGAATTTTTTACTTACCGTTCCAGCCACTGGCTGAACAATTGAAATTAACGCTCCAAGGGCTAAAGAAGGGGCTGTCATTACGCCCATTAGTCTTATCCAGTCGTCACCTGGAGTAGTCTCTAAACCGATTGTGGACGTTGTGGAGATAAGGCTACCACCAGTCAACGCGGTGTACCAACTAACGTTAATTTGGAAGGTGCCAGTCTCTTCTCCCGCGGGTACCTTTACGTATGCGGCAACCGCATACGAGGTTGCGGCCGTTACAGAAATACGAGACGCAATGGAAACACCTGAGTTTGCCCCTGCGGCCTTCGTAACCTCAAGGCAGGAAGAACCAAAGAACGCGTCGGTGGTGATACGCGCAATAGTGGAAGATCCTGCTGCAGACCAGCCTGTCGTATTAGTCTTAAACGAAGGGTTGACGATTAGATTATTTCTCGCCATGTTATGCTCCTCCGCGACGTAGTTGGAATGCAATCTGGCGTGAAACCATAGACGCAAGCTCCGATTCGTTCATTCCCGGTGAAGGATAGACGTTAATTGTCATTCCGCCGCCACCGCCACCGGCCAGCATCTGAATCATAGCACGGTCTCGCTTAGATAAACCTTGAGGATCAAGAGGCTCAACGCGCTCTGAACGACCAGCTTCTCCAATCACTGCAAGTGTTCCTCCGCGCGAAGGCGAAATAACTCCACCTTCTGCCAGCTGAGGGAATCCTAGTGTAAAACTTGGGAGAGTTACACCAGCGACTTTTGCCCCACCAATTTTTAATTGCCTACTTGCTACGTTTGCGTTCCACCATGCTCTTGCGTTTTTCCACGCTGTCTGTAAACCGTCTGTTAACCCACTCCATATGTTGCTAAGACCATTTCCAATTCTCCCAGGTAGAGCTCTAACACCTGTAACAATTTCAGTAAGTCTAGTCTGTACAGCAGTCCATGCAGTAGCAAGACTACTAGTTAGCCAAGTCCACGCAGCAGAGCCAGCTTCTCCAAGTCTTTGTGGTATACTTCTTACAGTTGCTACTATAGTATCCCAGTTTCTAGCTATAGCAAGAACCATTAGGCCAAATGGACCTGTAAGAACCGCAAGAACAACTGGCCAATTCTGTCTTAACCATTCCAGCGCCATAGTAGCGCCTTCTTTTATCCTTTCAAAAGCTTTTTGAACAGCTTCTCTAAATGTTTCACTGTTCCTATATAGAAGAACAAATAGTCCTGCTAGTACTGTAATAGCAGTAATTGTAAGTCCTAAAGGAGTTGTTAGAAGGAAGACACTAAGTAATTTTAGTTTACCAAGAAGAAAAGTTAGCCCTTCCTTTGCAGCAAGACCGGCTGCTTTGCCAAACTCAGCAAGTTTTGCGCCACCTTGTTTAAGTGCGCTGCCCATTTCTGTTGCTATTGCCTTTGCAGTGTCCTTAGCGCCTTTCTTTACTGCATCAAAGGCGTACATTCCTTTAAGTGCGATTGTATCAAAGCCGGATTTAATACTTGTAACAACCGGGCCTGGAAGAACTGCAGATATTATCTTACCAAGCTGCTGGAAATTACCCGAAAGAACTTTTGCACCAAACCCACCAATTTTGCCGATGGTGCCTAGTGCTAACGCAAAAGCTAGTACTCTGCCTATTACGTTAAGTATATTCTTAACAAGCTCATTTTCTAGTAATGTGTTTATTGCAGTTAGAACTGTGTTAAGAGTGTCAAAGAATATCTTTATGGCTCCTGCGTCAGTTGTCACCTTAACAAATTTAAGAATGCTTACTACTAGTCTAGCAAGGGATGGTCCTGCTTCATTTGCAGATTTAAGAATGTCTCCAAAGATGGGAGCGCCTTCTTTTAAAGTATCAAAGAATACCTTAATATTTGGATCTGCACCGACCTTAAGTATTTCCTTAACAAAAGCGCCAACAGATCCAAGTATTGCCTTAGAGTTTTCAGCTGCGCCCTTAAAGTAGTCTGACAAAGTCTTCTGGCCAGCAACACTACCAGAGAACTTTTCAAACTCTTCTGTTACATCCTTGAAATACTCAAGAAGGATATACCCTCCTCCACCAGGGGTGAAGTTTGCCTTGACAATATTTACAATCCCGCTAAAGGCGTTTCCAAGAACTGTACCAATCTTAGCTGCAATATCTCCAGCCTTGTTGAACATCTTCTCAAGCTCACCCGTGGCTTGCTTGGTGTCAAGGTATGTTGCCCAACCGGCGGTCTTTTTCTCTAAGAACTTGTTGAACTTATCTGCTAGCGGCTGAGCTGAAACAAGAATTGACAAGAATCCATCGTAAAGGTTAGCTGCACTTCTAGAGTAGCTTTCAATGTTAATGCCAGCATTTTTAATAACTTGCTCTAGATCTCCCATATTTTCGATGTCAGTGATAGCATCAATAATAGTTCCAAAGGACTTTCCAATACTGTCGCCAAGTTCTACAAGAACTGGCTTAAGACCTGGGAAAAGTTTTGTACGAAGTTTTTCAAGGCCAGACTCGAGTTGGCTAAATAGGTTAGTCCCTAATGCGTCACGCAGTTCCTTGAGTGCAGGATTAAAGGTGTTAATGATATAGTTAACAAAACCTTGAGCTTCCTTAGAAAGACCAGCCATTGCGTCCGCGAATGCCGTGTCGCCTGCACCATCTGCTGTTGCTGCTTTTCGAGCTTTTTCTGCGTCGGCTAGCTCTGCTACTGCATCTATTTCATTCTGCTTGGCATTGAGATAGGTGTCAGTCTGTTGAAATACTTCTGTTCCAGCTTTTTTGGCAGCCTCACCTAGACGCTCTTGTTCCTTACGGAGATCTGAGTTACGATCTTTTGACTTACGAAGGTTTAGTTCAGCCTCGGCAAATGCCAGCTGAGCTTCGCGTCTTGCACGCGAGTTAGGCGGAAGATCTTGAACGCGTTGAAGTGTTTCACGAGCTTTCTCAAGCTCGATTGCAGCTTTCTTTTCGGCAATCGCTGCGTCTTCTGCATCAAAGCCAAGCTGTTGAATTTCTTCGTTAGCAGCTGCTGTTGCCTTTGCAAATTCATATTGTGCTTCAGTAAGTCGCCTTGTCGCACTAAGAACTCTTTTTATCGCTGCTTCTTCAGCTACAGTATCTTTTACTGATCCTTTTCTTGCCTTACTTCCTGCAGAAATTGCTGCGCCTACACCCTTAAGAGCACCTAACAGGCCAACTGCAGCAATTCCAATAGAGGTTAGCGCAGTAGCAAACACGACGCTGGCAGGCGCTGCGGCAAGAAGAGAAGACGCGAGAGAGACAAGCCCACCGCCGAGAGCACCAAGACCAGAAATAAGTGGACCGATGGAGGCGGTGAGCGCAAAGTTTGTTCTAATAAGCGTTTGAAAAGCTCTGCGTGCAGCGTCTGCTTCTCCAGCAGAGAAATTAAACTTCTTACCTAGTCCTTTAGATATGCCATTGTTAAATCCTTTTGTAAAAGACTCACCTACAGCTCTTCCATCAGACCCGAGATTGATCCCGCTTGCTGCACGACGAACATCGTTTTCAAAGCCAGTAGTTATAGCCTTGACAACTATATACGCATCGCCTACGACTGCCATTTGCTCACCTCCTTCCTTCTACTTAAGTCTTTACTTTGATAATGGTTCGTCTAGAGCTTCGCCAAATGGTTTTGACATTGAAGCGTTTACCGGTGTTGGCGGAACAAATGACTTTGTCGGCGCCTTCAAAGGATCAAATGGAACTACGGCATCGTCATCTTCGTATTCGTCAAAGTTTTTGACGTTTCCATCTGCATAGACAGAGCTTCCTGTTTTTGCACTAGCATATGGATACTTGTATCCGTAGAAATCTGGATAAAGAATCTCGCGACTGCGACTACGCCCTTCGGCCTGTTCACCCGAGGCATAGTTCATGTCTTCCTCAAAAAAGAAGTGGAGAACGTCTAACATGTCAGATGCCTCCATTTCTTTCAGATTAAGGTTATTCACGAGTGCTTTTCCATTTATGTATGGCCAGAGGTCAATTCCCCAAGTTAGGAGACTTCTGGCTCCCCTTCCGGGCGACCTGCATACACCTCAACTAACCAACCAGAAATTTCAGCAAGTGTTTCTACAGTTACAATCTTGTCCGCGCTTTCAATAAGAGTCGAGAAGCGTGTATAGCTTTCTGGCAGAAGAACGTGCTCGAAAAACATGTTGATTGTTTTTGCAGATTCAACAGCGTCATCTCCACTTGAGCGAGCGACTAGGTCAAGAAGAGTCTTTCCCTGGAGTTGTTCGCGACAGGAAAATTCTTCTTCGTGTAGCTTAAATGTTACTGGCTCTTTTTCTCCGGCGCTTTTGCCAGAACCAAAGTCTTTGTACTTAGTCATCTTTCTTTCCTCCGTTTTATGTTTGTGTCTTTATCAAGGCTTGTGTGCCTTAATTCTAGGTTATCTTATCAAATAAAGGTTATTGGCGAGGAACTTATTAGGCTTAGTTCCAGGGTGTCGCACAGAGCGTGCATACACTACGCGACCTCTAGAACTAAACCGAAGAACCTCTGCCCTGTTAGGAGTAATTATATGTGGACGTGTACCTTCGTGATGGGCGAGAGCATATCTAAGCGGAGACCCAATAGTCATACTCTGCCCGTACACTGCTCGTGACTGCGTCATACTTATAGAATTCTTTAATCTACCGGTGTCAACTCCTACTTGAGCTTTTGCAGCGCTAACGATAGCACGACCTCGAACATACATATGACGTCCTACAGGCCCAAAGGGACTGTTAAGAGTAAAGTCCAGTGTAGTCTTACGAAATACTACTTGTGTGTTGCCAAAGCTAATACCTAAACCTCTGCTTGAAGACAAAAGAGGCGCGCTCGCTCTTCCAGCTCGTCTAACACGATTTCTTGCCTGTTGGGCTACAGTGATTATTGGACTGTCGCGTACGATTCCAAAAAGTGGCATTATGGAACGACCATAGTCAATTGCATAGCCGTTGTTTGAAAACCACCGTCAAAACCAGAGCTATCAGCCGTAGCAATGACACCCATACCAAACTCGTCTGGCTCCCATTGGTCAAGTCTATTAAGCAAACGCATAAACATCCATGCGTCTACGACGGCTGCCTCAGAACCTTCTTGAATCTTTTCACCAGTAGGAGCCTTGCCGTTCTGGCCAACTACAGGAATTTCACGCGATATAGAAATAGTAAGAACAGCGCTTCTTGGCATCGTGCAGCGTTGAGGAGTACCCGCCTGGTCTCCAGGTGTTCCTAAGTACATTTGCATGAAAGAAACAACCAGTTGCTCACAATCAATGGCAGGCTCGCCTACAGTCCAAAATCTACGTGAAGGCAGCGGGACGTTGTTTTCTTCAAATACTTTAATAGTCTTCTCAAGTACTTTATCAAGAAAAACCTTAAGGCTTAGTGCGTCTTCTGATACTGTAGAGACATCTGTTATTGGCATACTGCGTCTCCTAGTTGTCTAGTGTATACGTAGGTGTAGTAGTCTTACCTAATTGAAGAATCAGGTTACCGGACGCAATATAC